CACAATGGCTGCACAATCTCGACAACCTCAATGGGGCGGCGGGCAAACGTCATTCCCAAAGCCCCGTCACGTTAAGTGAGACCTGCATCAAGTCATTAATTCCCATGTTGCTAGGCGCGGGATCGTCCTGCACCCATGCCCACGCCACATCTTCCGACATGCGGGATGGATTGCCAACGATACCAAACGGCTTGAGCGGCAAAGTCTGTGCGAACGGATCAAAGTTTGCGCGATACCATGCCGCAGTCAGGTGTGACCAGCTATAGCCTGTGGACATTGCGCGGCGTTTTTCTGTGCGCCCGATCCATTGGCCTGTCTCACTAAACGATTGCTGCCCCTCAGTCACGCGGTTAAGGCGGATTGGCGCATACCCGCCATAGAATGACCGCTGCATCTGCAACGCTTCCCCTGCGCGGATAATGCCAACCACGTTGCCGGTGCCTTCGCTGACGTTGATCTTGATGCGCTGTGCCGATATGGCATTGCCCGAACCGTCATTGAACAATGCCGCAATCGTGCTGTTGTCAGGCACGACAATCGTTGCGCGGGTTGTGTAGGCCGTCACAAGGTCAGGGCTGGTGCTGATGACCACCGTGCGGCCTGACAGGTTATGCGCAGATATAAAAACCGTATCCACATCAGCAGCCGCCGCGAGTGTCAGTGTCCAATCATTCGCACCCGCCGCAAGCGTCCACCGTTGCGCCGTGTAGTCATTCGCGGCAAAGCTAGGGTCTGCCCCATCGCCCGTCACAGCCCCGTCTAGCATGTCCCACAAGATGCGGGCATGGTTTAGCGGTTCGTTGCTGCCGACGGTATATCCTGTGGTGCTGAGTGTCATGCTATCACCCCTTGAATGCGCCCGCCGTTTCGTTGGCTGGCGTTTAGCTGTTCGATCATCTGACGGGCAAAACTCTCGCCAAAGCCCATAGGATCATTCTGAATTGTGAAGGCAAATGTCGTTGCCTCTTGCTGTTTGGGTTGCGTTTGTTGCGCGCCCCCGCTGGGTTCGGACCCACCGCCGCCAATGCCTGATTGTTTTGAAAATGACGATATGGCAGCAGCAACGCCAATCGCGGCGGGAATCTTAGCATACCAAGGCAATTTAGGGTCAGCGGCAACCTGCGCGAATGCGCGGCCAGCGTTTATAAGCGCCTCAATCTTGGCAAACTTTTGCCCGATTGCAACCATTTTTTCATTACCGCCAGCAAACGCCGCAGCCGTATCGCCGAAGAATGTCTGTGTTTGGTCAAGGGCTGACCCCTGCCATTTTTGCTGCAAGGCGGTTAGCTTTTGAGTGTTCTCTTCTCGTATAGCCTGAACGCGGCTTGCATGTTCTTCCTCTACAGTTTCGACCTCGGCCAAGCCCTCGCGCCGTGCCTCAATATATGCCTGCATGGCTTCGTCAGCCGTAGGGCCTGCGGCATTACCGCGCCCGCTGTACACGGGCGCAGGTGCTGTTATGCCGGGAATAGATGGCGTGTCTTCTTCACCGTAAGACCGAACGTTGCCTTGGTCATCGACGTAAAATTGACCAGTAGATGAGGGATCGCCGCCGCCCATTGCGTTTGCGCTGGCCTCATCTTCTGCCCATCGATCTAGGTTTCCTGCGGTATCTGAACCCCCCGCGCCCGGCATCCGGTCGGTAAGGTTAAGCGCGTCCGTTATGGGCCGGATAGCTGCCCGCGCTTCGTCCGCAATGGTTTTCCAGCCAAGCGCAACCGTTGATAGCGTTTCCGCAAGTGAAGCAACCGCCGGAATCAGGGTTTCGGTGATGAAATTAGCCAGCGCAATAATCTCGTCTTTGTGCTCAAGTACTGCAGCCGTTGCGTTCAACTTAATCGTGTCAGACAAATCCCGCAACTCTTGGTCAAGTTCAGCCGCCGCCGCAATCATATCCTCATCAAGAATGCGCCCAGCACGTTGCGCCTCATCGCCAAGGGACCGCATTGCCTGACCGCCGTCTTGCAGCAAAGGTACAAGGGCCGTCGCATCGGATGCAAGGGCCTCCATGTAGAATGTCATTTGCTGTTGAGACACGCCCGCCTGCTCAAGCGATGTGACGTAAAGCTGCAAAGCCTCTGGACCTGATAGCCGCGCAAACTGATCAGCCGTAACGCCAACAAGCGGCGCGATATTCTCAAAGAAGTCAGCAAGCGGACCCGCGCCCGTTGCCATGTAGTCACCGAATTTGTCGTTAACGTCTTTGAAAATGTCGGCCAGCTTTTCTTGCTCAATGCCGACCGATCTAGACGCAGCGGAATACCGCTGGAACTCTGTGGTCCCAACGCCTGCAATACTGGATAGGTTCTTGATTTCAACGCCAACCGCAGCGGCCTCACGCCCAGCCGCAAGAATAGCAGTCGTTGCGGCAACCATGGCCCCAGCAATCGCAGCCCCAGCCTTGGCAACGTTCAAAGCCATCCGCTTTGCGCGAGCGTCAAAGTCGTCAACAGACTGGCCCGCGCGCTTCATGTTGCGTTGCAGCGGCCCTACATCAGCGCCGACCTTAACTGCAATATCGCCGACAACTTTAGCCATCCTGTTGCGCCTTCTTTTCCTTGGCCTTAGCCCGCTTTACCATGTCGCGTATTTCGTCAACATTGCCGATATTACGCTGGAACATCGCGGGGAATAAATCCTCTAGCAACCACCAAACCTGACCAGGCGCCATTTGCCAAAACTCAAAAGATGATGCCGCTTTCCCACCAACTGCGAGTTTGTGCATTGACCTGACTATCCCTTCGCCTGTTCCGTCTGGTCGATCACTGTTTTTTTTTCTGCATATCCAGCGAGAGCCTTGCCCATAGGCGGGGAAACAATCGTCAACAGCGCCATGATGGAGGCCTGAACGGCAATGACCGCTTCAGCCCTGTCCTCTGACAATTCAGTCATCATCGACAGATAAACATCATCATCAGTGACGTTTGCCCCACCAAAACGCAACGCAGCGCCAAACGCCATTGCAACACGCGCATAGGGCGGACCCTCTGGGCGCAGCAAGACACTAATGGCCTGCTGACCTGTGCCGCCCGCCAATGCGTCTTCAATCTTTGCAACAAGCATTAACTGGCGATTTGCTGGAATGGTGTAGTCGTCACCTTTCCAGCTAACCGTTACGTCTTCAAAGCCATGCATAGCTTATACCGCTGGCGTGTAAGTCCACGCCCCATCGCTTGAGAATGCACCCGTGAACGTCTGGCCATCTTCATAAGCGCCGGTTTCTGAATAGGACGACAAGAAGAAATCACCGCTGATCACGTCACCGTTTGGAAACTCGAATGTGATGTCAGTCAGAAATTGCCCTGTCGATGTTGCCGCCATTGCTACATCGCGGATAACCTGGTCCTCTTCGTAGCCATCGATCGTCAACTCAATAGACCGCCCCGTCATCACGTCAGGCAGGAATGTCTGGAAACCAAGATCGCCTTGGTCCTCAACGTTGATTGCCGCGCCGTTAACAGTAATGCCGACAGTACGCCCGCCCCCGATAACGACAGTTGCCTTTTTAATGACGCATAGGCGTCCTGCTGTTTTGGCCATAGGGGCCTCCATCTAAGGGATATGGACGTCATCACGACGTTCGATCCGGCACTTGCCCAAGGTGCGGGAAATGGGCCTTAACTCGTAAACTCTACAAGCCCTACGTATTCACATACTCCATGAATAACGCCGTCTTGTAAAGCAATACATTCTGTGTCCGATCTTAACAGTTCGAACGCATGAAATCCAGTCACAGTTAGCGGTTGCCTGTGAAGTAATCCGTAAATGCCGCTTTGAATGTTTTTGCATTCCTTCATCGAACCCGTGCGGCTATATGTGTGGATGCGCGTGTTGAACGTAAACCCGTTTTTCGTTTGCGTATCAAGCTGTGTAGCAAAGTTCTCACCCATTACGATGTAGGGAAACGCTGCCGGATTGCCGCCATCTGCTGCCTGTGGTGCCGTGTCATAAGTGCCGACAATGCCAAGCGATGCCTTGGCCGTATCAATGACTGCAAACAGTGCCTTTTGATATTCAAACTCAACGCCCATTATCCCGCCCGCTTTCTAGCCCGCACCAAAGCGGACTCAAACTTTTTGCCGAACTCGTTAACAAAGATACGGTTCTGGTCCTGCCTATATAACGCCATAGCCTTTGCGAAGAAAGCGTGATCAATTCCGTCAGGCCCGTCGCCTCGCTCAAGGAAGCGCCAATAGTATGCGATACGGTCAACGCGAACCGTGGACAACGCCAAAGAGCCGCGCATCCGTTCGCGCTTGGCCTTTGTGGCTTTAATCATATCGCCACTATCTTTAGGCATTTTTGCCTTGGCATCGTCACGAATGCCGCCAGCTATGCCGTGAACCGTGGACCGCATGATATTGACCGCTTGCCGTGGCGCAATCGTTTCCAGAAGCCTCTGGACGTCATCAATGCCATTGAGCGTAACGGTTAGCATTAATACCAGCCGACCACTGTTGCAGTGGTGCCTGTCGCAAGAACACGACGAACACGAAGCGGCAGAACTTGCCCCGCCGTCACGTTGTAGGTGATCGCGGTTCCGGACTTGTCATGTAGAACCAACGTACCGGCAACGTTCACATAAAGCGCACGCGGGACTGTCGCCAAGTCCACCCCGTCGCTAGGTGTGATTGCAAAGTGATCGTCAGCCGGGCTGCTAAGCCCCTCTCTGTAGCCATCGAATGGATCGCTCATAGTTTAGCCCTCGCCAGTTTAAGTTTTAAATTGTTAATCAATTCAGCGCCTCCACAATTACGTTCAACTCACTAACCGTCACGGCAGTTGTGGACGTATCGTTTTTAACCCAAATCTCAATATAGTCCGTATCAACCATTGCCACGATCACCTGACAAGACGCGCCCTCTGCACGCCCGCCCGCGTTGGCCATAGCCTCGCGCACAGCTTTAGGCAGGCGGCGTGCCATTTACCGTGGCCCGCGATGCGTGCGCGTAATCGTGTACGAAATGTCGTAAATGCTGACGGTGCCATTGCATCGGACATAAAGCGTT